AACCAGACCGCTGGACTGAACGCTCCGCACCGTATCTACTTCGTCAATAACAAGATCGAGCTCACGAACATGAAGGGCAACCCGGTAAAGATCTACGGCGCTTCAACAAGAGCTCTCTGGAACTACTTCGTCAACTGCGACTTCACAGGGTACTCACTCTTCACCGGGGCTGCTGCTATCTCCTGGATCGACGCCATCACAGCATACTCCTGCGTTGTTCGCAACTGTCTGTTCGATGACGAAGGAGCAACAGGCGTCACGCATGCCCCATTCAAGATGAACGACTCTGAATACTGGACCATCGATGGTGTCTCAACCAATCTCGGTCCTGTGGGTGCAGAAGCAAACCCGGCTGCCCTCATCGACTGCACCTTCTCAAACGGCAAACCTCTGGTTATCGGCAACGTCAACCACGGAGGAGCAAGAACGTCGCCGTGGTTCTCCAACGCAGCGATCACTGATCGTCGTCTGCCGGTCAAGGGTGGGGTCTTTTCCTCCACTCCAGGAGCAGTAACAACCGTCAACATCGCGCATGGGCTAGGCTATACGCCTCAGATCTTCGACGCGCAGCCGGGCTCTGTGAACTCACGCGGTGCCCCTTTGTACCACGTCACTGCAGACGGTACCAACGTCATTCTGACGTTCGCATCTGCCCTGACGGCAGCAACCGTGTACGTATGGAACTGGATGGCGTCCTAGGAAATTGAGGAGGGTCTGTGCTCACCAGCTCACGTAGGAGTCTTTCGTATCCGAGTCCGGCGAGGACGGACTCAGCAGACGTTCCGCGCGACATCGGCGTCATCATCGCCGCTCTGGAGCTCGACGTCGTCTTCGGGCAATCCACTCACGCTCTGCGTCCTGCGGCCGGAGCCGGTGCCCCTGCTGCAACAGGCGGAGGCAGGATGTGGTGGGAGACGGATACCTCCCAGTTGTTCTACGACACCGGCGCTGCATGGATTGGCCCTCTCAATGTCTCCTCCGGGATCGCTGACGGCAGCGTCACCCTGGCGAAGCTTGCGGCCAACTCCGTAGACGCCAGTAAGATCGTAGACGGCTCTGTCGCTACGGCTGAGCTCGCAGCAGGAGCAGTCACAGCGGCCAAGATCGCTGCTGCCCTGTTCCCGTCAGGAGGGGCAGGCGCAAGCACAGAGGCTCTACGCGCCATCGGCTCTTCTGCCGGAATGGTGCTAGGCGGTGACGACGTTCGCATTGCTGGCTACGGTATCTCGTTGCCTGGCTCGCCGGTGGACAAGCAACGCTTCACGTTGACTGACTCAGTCACGGCTCCTACTTGGGAGTGGGAACTTAGATACAACGCAGCTATCGCGAACTGGGGCTTCCTCGGTGGGACTACGCTTGAAGCGGTCGCGAGTGCCGCCCTGACCCTTCCTCGTGCAGGCAGCTACAGGGTATGGATCAGCGGTCAGCTTGATTCCACAGGTAACAACCCCATCCCAAGAACAGCGACAGCAACGCCATCTACTGGTTCTATCACAGGACGCAACGCGATCCATCTCGTCACCAATGTTCCCGTCGGTGGCACCTATGGAGAGATCGCTGATCTAGCGGCTCAGTTCACCGTGGCCGGTATCTCCGCCGGAGGTACTCTTACCTGGACAGGAGATGTTCCTGCCTTCGGTGTCATTCGTGCAGTACCTCTGAGGGTGAGTTAAGGGGTTTGTATTGGCAGATCTTGAACAAGAATCGAGGGACTCTCTACAGAGGGATTCAGCATGGCATCTAACCAGGGAAAAGATCTTGATGGCCGCTGGCTTGGCGATCGCGGCATCGGAGCTCGTACTAACAGTGGTGGACCCAGCGGCATTCCACTACGAGTTCCTGATCTTTGGAGGTTCACTATGCGGCATCTCCATTACGCAATGGGGAGACAAGAAGAAGTGATCGTAGAAAGGGTGAAGGTCTTGAGAGAAGTTCTCGAGGGTGTAGCTAGGGAAAACCCGATCACCCTGACCTTCATGGCGGTGGGATTCGTCATCACTTGGATCATCATCCTAGTCACGGCGGTATTCGCATGATCCCAGGTCTGCAAGGCGAGCCAGGGAAGCAGGGCAAGAAGGGCGAGCGCGGTTACGCAAGCGACAGGAAGTTCCGCATCGCTATCTCGGTGTGGCTCGCTGTGTTCACCATCATCGTGATCTTCGCTGTGCACTCCAACCACAGCCAGGGTGCTCTGATTCAGAGGCAGCGCGTGGAGTCAGTAGTCAGAGGCTGTCAAGATCAAAACCGACGTCATCGGCATGCTGTCCGAGCTCTGAACAAGCTGCTGACGAAGTCAGGCGTACGCAAGGCTCGTAGGGAAGCGGCTTCAGAGACGATCCTTACGTTCATCGATGCTCTGGCTCCGCTTCAGAACTGTCTGGTGTTGGCACAGATCGTGGTGCCTAATTCAAACCCCACGACAGTTCCCATCACGACGACTACAACGCCGACGATCACAGATCACTAGCGCAGTGCGTTCTCGAACCAGTTGTGCTCGTTGTCAAGACGGTTGATCGCTGACTTGCACCAGGCCAGGTCTCCGTTCAGCCCTGCCTTGTAGCACCATGTCGCGAAAAAATGCTTCCGGGTCTCGAGCCAAATCTGATGTTCGTCCCACCATCTTTCCCAGTCCACGATGGCTGCTTCACGTTGTACGTCACCGGGTAGGACGGAAGGGTCGCCGCCCCAACCGCTGAGCAGCTTCTCTGCGACATAGGCTATGCGCTTGGCTCTCTTCTTGTCAAGTGATAGCTCAGCAGGAGAGGCTTCGGTGCCGAGCCTACGCGGGAAGGTCTGCACAGCGCGAGCGATCGCAGCCAGTTTGGCCAATCGCTCCTGCTCTGCCTCAGCCAGCGTGCTGCTGGTGACTCCCTCAGGGATAGGCAGTTTCAGGTCTAGATATGACTCAAGCAGCTTCACGGTTGCGCTGGCTCCTCCAAAGCCGGAACACCTGAAGAGTCTAACTCCCAGCCTAACCCCGTACTAACCACACTCCAAACACTAGGATGCCACTCCTCCGGGACAGCTAGGGCGCTACGTTCACTGTAGTGCCACCCCGGCTGGTCCGTCAGCTCAAGCTGACTCATCGTCAAGTACCGGGTCTAGCTCGCCGACATCAGTTGTCTCGACCAGCTTCTCATACCCTCCCTTGACCAGTAGCTTCCACCTGCAGTTGAGGGCAGGAGCCAGCCGCGACATTGTTGAGATGATGATGTTGCCGTAGTCATCTGCCGGACCCTCTACGGTCAGGATCGTGTCTGTCGGCGCGTTCGTCGAGATACCAAATAGTGCGATCGCCTGGGGACGAGTCAAATTCAATGGGAACATCCTCCTCTGTAGATTGCGTGCTATCCTCTTGCCCATGCGTGAATCGGGCGAGACCCCTCTGTAGCTCTGACGAAGAATGCGTTCGTCGGCAAGCCATCTCCGCTTCTGACGGTCGGAGATGGCTTGCCTAATCGCTTGCCTGCTGTCGTGGTCGAGATTCATTCTGGTCGGTTGGTCTCCGTCGTGACCCCAGCCGTCGGATCCGCCATCCACTCTTCCGGCTGGATAGAGTCGATAGCATTTGCAATGACATCCTTGTCTCCGAATCCGTGACCCTGATGCCACTGCGATGACGGAACGCCGGAAGCCGCAAATGCCTGTACGCGGTCACGGATCGTGCAGCCCCGATCAAGCATGCTCATGAACTGACAGGAGCCGGTGTGGTAGCAGACGGGTGTGAACGTCGTCGGCGCAGGCGTACCGATGAGTTGCCACTGCCAGTCGTCACGGCGGTGTTGCGCGGCGAAAGCATTGGAGCAATAGCCGCGGATTGCCTTCATGATCTCGAGGAAGACGTGGCGCCACTCGAACTGCGCCTGCGTACAGAGACGCTTGCCTGCCTCATTGAAGAGACCGCGCAGGTTGGTGTGGTAGATGATGCGAGTTGTGACCGCGTGCGGCAGCAGACCTCGTGCGTCTTCCGCCGGTACCCCGGCATCTACCAGCTGCTGGTAGGCAGTCTCAATCGTGGCGATCGTATCGTGCCAGATCTTGCCCACACCCTCATCTGTCTGTACGATGCTGGGCGGCAGGGCGACCTCCTGAGCCAGACCACGCTTGACTGCGAAGCGCAGGCTCTCCTGCACGTAGTACGCACCCACGCGCTGCCGCACCATCTGGTGCGTGAAGGAACGTGTGACCGCCTCGATCATGAACTTGAGGCTGACGCCCTCCAGCGGTGTGTTGAGAATTGTCTTGCTGAGCTCTTCCCAGGCCCAGCGACGCTGTTCGTCTGTGATCTCGTCCAAGCTGTAGACGGGATCACCCCGGTACATGCGCATGTCGGCAGCGCACGTTCCCAGCGGATCCGGCGTGGCGTTGAGGAGGAAGACGCGCGGCCGAAGCCGCACGCCCTCCTCCGCGCCGAGGATCGGCTGGGCGTCGTACATCGCCGCATCGCTGTACTTGACAATGTCGTCGCCCATGATCCCTACTTCTTCCTGCTTGCGACAGCCTTGCCCGCGCTGCTCTTCAGGAAGTCCTTCTGAGCCTGCGGGTCTGACTTCGGCTTGTGATGGGAGACTCCTCCTGTCGGCCGCGCCGTGAGACGAGCCTTGGCCGCGATGGGAGGACTGTCTTCCGTCTTCACTTCGGTGACTCCACCGAATCCCTGCACCGACTCGCCCTTCTTCCACCGCTCGCCCTTCTTCTTGGCGACACGGTAGGCCCACGAGATGCGAGCGACGCCTGGGACTGTGAAGTCGTTGCCGGCTCCAACCTCATCCGAGGCGACAGCTGCCAGGGAACTGAGGACGTTCATCACGAGGTTCTTACCGAGCCCCGTGTCGTCCGCAATCGCCTGTGCGATCTGTCCTTTGGTCAGCATGTTGCTCCCTTACAATAGCCCGCAGAAACGGGCGGTGTTCGGCCACGGACCGTATCCGCGACCGCTGTCACGTGCACGCCTGGCTGCTGTTAGCTGAGCCCAGCTTGGCCAGTTGTCGGCTGTACCCCATCTTGCTTCGAAGTCGGAACCATAGCGAGCCATGAACCCTGAGTCCATCTGTAGCCCACCGTAGTAACCATTGCCCGTGTTGCTTGTCCAGGCACCTTCGTAGCGATGAATGCACAACCATGCGCTTAGATCCGACGGCACCACTGGGTGCAGCACCGCCTGGGTTTGTTCGTACTCGCGCTTGAGCCATTTGACTGCTGCGCAGTTCCATCTTCGCGTTTGGTGACGTCCATAGTTGCAGACGTACCGTGCGTGCTTCAGGTTCTGTAGCTGGCGACTGTTGATGCAGGACAACGTCCCACACTGCCTGGTCACCATCAGTTTGGCGCTTGCGTCCGTCGCCGCTCCCAGGGCGAAGACTGCAAACAGGATGACGATCGTCTTGCGCATCGATCCTTTCGTCGATTACAGACCTCAGTAGGCTGCCGTCCCTGCCCACTGGTCGTACCCCGGACATCCCCCACGAGCCGGGATACAAGTACACGCCCCATACGATTGGACGCCCCACCAGCAGGATCAGCCTCCGCCTACTCCGTACGACCCGTCCGGCCGTCTGTGCAGATCCTGCTTGAAGGTGATCTCTCCGACGTTGTTGCCGAAGCCGGACTCCTTGTCGAAGCGAACCCAAGCGCTGATCACTTCCGACCCGAGCTCGGCGTTCGTCTCGGCATGGAAGAAGTTCCCATTGTCGTCCGTGACGCGCACCCAGTGGTACGGGCTGCCCGTGTGAATCGGATGATGTTGTGATGCCTCCATATGTAACCTCCTCTCTCATGCTGCGTCCGGATCAATGATCCAGATCTCGCTGATGGTGAGCTGCCTTGTGGGCATCCACCCTGGCTTTACTCCCCGAACGAGGATGAGGTCCTTGCCCGGTCTGATGCGCCACACCTTCTCCCGCAAGCGGGGATAGCGCCAGCGGTCAACCCTGAGCCCGATCTGGTCTGACTCATCATGACCAACCATCACCACCCACTTATCCAGATGTGGATCCTTGATGAGCTCTCCGTTGAGCTTCGGGTGCTTGGGATCGCTCATGTCGAGCTCCGCACCCTTCGCCTGGTTGAACTCAAAGAGGTCTCGTTCGTTGCGGCTAGTGATTGTTCCCAGCCACACGACCTCAATGTCGTCGCCCTTCTCGTAGGGCAGATCCTCTGCGACGTGTGTCGGCATCGGAGCCATCAGCTTGCCTGACTTCAGTTCGGCCTTGGTGATCTCAATGGAGCGATCAAGCCACAGCGCTCCGAAGGGATCATCACCCTTGTTGGAGAACTCTCTGATCTGCTCCATCTTCCTGGGACCGATACCGGGAACCTCAAGCAACCGCTCCCAGTCAAAACTCTCGTCCAGTTCGGGCAGACTATCCCTGTACTTGACGATGTCCGCCCCGATGTTGAGACCAATGTTCGGTACCTGTGAGAAGCCAGCAACCAGCGCGTCTCCCTCCTTCTCCCAATTAACACCGCTGTGCAGAGGATGTGGCGGCAAGATTTTGATGTGCCGACCCTTGCGTTGCGTATCTCGGAGCAAGGTACGCTGCCGGTCATCATTACTGATGTTGAGCGAGTATTTGTAGAAGAGCTCCGGGTGGTAACGCTTGAAGTACATCGCGTGCGAAGCGATCATAGCGTAGCTGACCGCGTGCGCTGCGTTAAAAGCGTAGGAGCCTGCTGTGATACAGGTCATCCAGATCCTGCGCGCAATCTCCTCTTCCATATCGTGCAGTTCTTTCGCTCCGTCGCGGAACCTGCCCCACCGGCGGTTGAACTCCTGCTCCCCGATCTTGCGCGAGATGATGCGGCGCACCTCAGCACGGTGCGTGTGATCGAAGCCGCCGATCTCGCCGAGGATGCGCAGGATCTGCTCCTGGTAGACAACCTGTCCGTAGGTGGCGTCGCAGATTGCCCCCATGGCCGGGTGCATGCTGACGTACTCCTCGCGCCCGTGCTTGATGTCGATGTAGGCATTGGCCGCACCATTGTGCAACGGCCCAGGACGACCCAAAGCGGTGACGTCGTACACCTGCTTGAAGTTGTCAGGCTGCAGAGCGCCGTTCACATAGCGGCAGGCTGGCCCTTCGAACTGGAAGATACCGATGACGTCGTTCTTGTTGAACCCCTCGATAAGAACGGGGTCATGAACGTCCACGTTGTACAGATCATCAAGCGACCACCCCATCTCCTTGCGCATGCCGTCGATCGCGGTCATGTTGCTCAGACCGAGGAAGTCCAGCTTCAGGAGTCCCTTCTTCTCGGCATCGTACTTGTCCATGGAGATGACCTGGCGGATCTCTTTCTTAACCACACGCTGATAGGTGGCTGCGACCTGGGTAATGGGCCCGGTCGATACAACGAGACCAGCGCTGTGGACTCCGAATCCTGCGTAGTTACCCTCAAGGTCAAGCGCTGCGCCAAGGTCCGGGTGTCGCTCGAACACCTCACGTGCTTGGGGAAATTGCTCAGCAGTATCCTCAATCGTCGCACTTGCGCGTAGGTCACCTGAGCTCCTCTCGATCAGGACATCCTTGATTGAATCAACTTCCCACTTGGGCACACCGAAGACTCGTGCCGCTGCATCCAGAGAGTTCTTGCCCTTGTACTTTGTGAAGGTGCCGACGTTGCCGACGCACTCAGCACCGTACTTGGTTACGAGATAGTCGTAGACCTCTCCTCGTCTTTCCGAATTGAAATCGACGTCAATATCCGGTAGGTCCTGACGAGTAATATCAATGAAACGCTCAAAGATGAGATCCTCGGGGTAGAGCATCGGATTGACTTCGGTGATGCGTAGCAACCAACAGGCGAGAGATCCAGCGGAACTGCCGCGTGCAGGCCCAACCCCGATGTCTTCATTCTTCGCAAACTGGAGTGCGTCGGCGACGACCAGGAAGTAATCAACGAAATCCTTCTCCTCTATGATGCGCATCTCGTAGTTGAGACGCTGCAGATACTCCCTGCGCACCTTGGGAGGCAGCGATTCACAGCCGCGCTCGTGCCACCCCTTACTCAGCCAGTCCCTCCAGAGATCAAGGGCGGAAGTGTATCCGGGCGGGAGCGGGTAGCGCACCATCGGTAGAGAAGGCAAGTCAACTGTGCAGCGATCCGCGATGTCCCGCGAAGCAAGCACCGCGTTGATGGACTGTTGCTTGCTGAGTCCCGTAGCTATGAGCTTACGCACCACCATGCTATCACTCCATGGCGGGCAGAGGTTGCTGTCGTATCCCCACTCACGGGCCATATCCTCAATTGATCGCTTCTCGCCGGGACGAAGGTTGTGCAGGATCTTCTGCATCTCCTTCTCCTCAGGCACCGTGTAGTGGCAGTCGAAGGTTACGACGTACGGTATCGCAAGTTCCTCAGCCATCGCCACCAGTAACGGATTCGCCTGCCTCGTCTTGACCAACTCAGGGAATGCCTGGATCTCGATGTAGTAAGAATCGCCGAACGTCCTCTTGAATTGAGAGGCGAGCCTTTTGGCTCTAGAGTAACTGGCGTCTTCTTCCGCGACATGCTTGCCTCCTACCAGGGTGGTGAAGAGCGCGCTGCCCTGACAGCCAGACAGAACAACCAGCCCTTCCTTGTGCGCTGCGAGCATCTTGCCGTCGGCAGTGGGCTCGTAGTAGAAGCCCTCCGCGAATGTCTTCGTGACTAGCTGTAGAAGGTTGCCATACCCAGTTTCGTTCTCAGCCAGGATAGTGAGATGGTTCTTTCGCTGTGTGGCGTTCTCCCCGAGCTCGCCCGTATACAGCTCAACTCCATACAGAGGCTTGACGCCTGACTTCTTGGCAGCAACTTCAAGCTGTACGTGTGATGATACATTCCCGTGCTCGGTTGCGGCCATGGCGGAAAGACCGATCTCTTCAGCACGGCGAATGTGTGCTTCGGGTAGGGCATAACCGTCTCCGTACGAAAACGTAGTGTGATGGTGAGTGCTTGCAAAGGTCATCTCCTTGGTGCGTTGCGGAACACGCCGGGTCCTGTTGACCTTGCGCACGACGACAGGGGTCGTGTGGTCACCGTGACGGTGTACCGGGATCTTGACATCTACGAACTTGGTGTCGATGCGCTCCTCAGGCGTACCTGTGCGCCACTCACCGCCACCAGAGCTCGCACTGCTCAGCAGCCCAGGACCCTTCAGCTTCTCAGCCACGGAACCCGAAGCCTCCTAGCTTCGCTCGCGCCTGATCCTTGCGGCGCATGTCGTCCTCCCACTCCTTGAGCTCCTCTTCGGTCATGTGGTACTCAGCCTGACGATAGATACCGATGTGGCGTGGCCAGAACAGGTCTGGGAACTCCAGATCGACGATGTCGTGCTCCACCTCACGGAAGGGCACCTCATGCGGCTGGTCCGGCAGGTGACTCACACCCTGCCCTGCACGATCCGCGCGCCGAAGTTAGCGTAGTTGACGATGTCGTAGGACTCCTCGACGATGTTCTGCACGATGTTGTCCTGTAGATCAACGCCTAGCTTCAAGGAGTTGATGACGCGGTCAACCTTGACCTTGATCTGATTGAACTGGTCGAGAGCAGGATACTGCTTCCACAGCCCACGACGGATCTGCTCACGGTCCACGTGGACAGCGAAGGCACCGTGCTGGAAGTCCCAGTACTCATCGAAGTCGCCTTGTGAGAGAATCTTGCCGTTGTTGTAGGCCGTGAAACTGACTGGTTCAAATTCACTCATTTGCTAGCTCCCTTGCTAGTGAGTATGCCTTTTGGTATGCGTTATACATGGTGACCCCATGCGTCCACTCCGCCCAGCGTCCACAGCGTACTACATCCGGGTGACACGTGCAGCGGTTACTGACTGCCTTCCAGCCCTGCACCCAGCCGTCGTCTACGTTCTCTGACCAACTGGGAGCAGTTGTCTCAATGCTGCACAACCCTCCCAGGATGCTCCAACGGTACCAGTGGTCTTCCGGCAAGCCGTTGTACACCACGACCTCGTTGTTCTGGTCTGCTGGCGGAGTGGGCAGCTGCTTCATGTAGTACGGCACAGAGTTGAATGCGCAGTTGTTGTAGCACAGTACCTGCGCCGGGACGGTGCTGATGACCAAGTCGCTGTGGAACTTGCAGGACATCACAACGTCGTGGTTGATCTCACCCTCGATGATCCTGCTCTCGTAGCGGTCCCAGAGTAGGTCGTATGCTCTGAGCACATTCCAGGACGGATACACCTGGAAGTAGTTCTCCCAGCCCGTCAGACGACGGCGATCTCCGTACACCTTCTCCGCGTAGTCCTGGGCATTGCCCATGCGGACGAACTGAATGGTGCCCTCCGGGTAGGGCGAGGTCAGACCGGGCACCGGCCCGTGCAAGTGCTGGCTGCCCGGAATCACGGACTTCTCCTTGCGCGAGAGAATGGAGACGCTGTGACCCTGGCTCTCCATAGCCCACGCACACAGTAGTCCTGACGGCCCGCACCCCAGGATCATGATGTCCTTTACCATTTGAGCTCCCTCAGTAGTGAGTGCAGCGTTGGCTCGACGACAATGTCGCCTAGTACCTTGCGCACCATCCTGTGTTCATACAGGGTGGAGATGATTGCGTTGCTCTCCTCTCTTGAGATGTTCATGATCTCGTCCAGATCCTGGCGGCGGAACTTACCGGCGCTGCGTAGGTACTTCGCCAAGATGGGACGACCCTTCAGGTACTGGCTCATCTCATCACGTGCGTCCTCGGCAGCATAGCGATCAGCAAGCCTCTCGCGGCTGCGCTCGCGGTACCCGAAGGACGGCATACCGTACAGGAGATTGATCATCTGTACGGCAGCATCTACATGGTAGGGGTGCACCACGATATTCTCGTAGCTGTCGTCCGTGCTGAACGTGCGGGCAGCTATCGCGATGGCCAAACGACACAGCTTGATGCGGACGTTGGCTGCCTGAATCAGCGGAGGATCCTCCACATACAGCTTACCCATCTCGTTGGCCTGGTAGAACACGCGGTCCTCTGCGCCAGTAGCCCAGATGATGTTGTTGGCTCCGCGCGTCCAGACCCACATGAGCAGCGTGTGGCAGGCCTCGGCGGTGTACAGTAGCTCTCCTCCTACGGCTGGCTGATTGATTGTCTCACTGGCTACGTCGAACAGCGTGACTACCATAGCCAGGTCGAACCTGGCGATGTCCTCAGCGTTGCCGATGAGAGGCTTGATGGCATCCACCCCGTAGGTGTAGTTGGCCATGGTAGCGTTGCGGGGGTTAGCCAGCCACAGCAGACGCGTACGAGCCCAGGTTGTCTCCTGCTGGATCTTGACCAGCTTGGCTTGCCCTGATGAACGGATGTCGCTCATCTGTGCAATCTCTTCTGGGGTCAGACCGCTGATCTCGTCCAGGACTACCAGACGACGGTCATTGAGAGGGATGACTCCCCAGGTAACAACCCAGTCCTTCTGCCCGATCGTCTGCAGACCTCCCACTACACCCGCGAAGGAGGCTGCCTCACAGGAGATCATCTCGCCCGCACCGTAGTGAGACATCATGCGTTGTGCTGCTTGAGATTTGCCGGTTCGTGTGTCTCCCAATATGAGGCTCTCCAGCCATCCACGGTGGATGTACTCCCCGGCAAAGTTGAAACTGATCACGGAGTGGTAAGTCAAGTCCATCACAGCGTGCATCTCAGGGCGTCCGTGCACCCTAGTGATGTGCTCCGAGAGCGCACGGTTGATCTCTGCTACCTTGTGCAGAGGTCTACCATTGCCCTGGAACCGCTTCATGAGAGCGATGGACTGATCCGTGAGTTCGAAGCGATCAACCGAAGTCTCCATCCCTTCCAACTCACTCACCAAGAACTCGTTTCCCTGAGTCCTTGGGTTTGGCTGCAACGCTCCGGTGATCTGTACCGTGTTGTTGCTCGCCGTGTCGTGCCTCCCTACCGATGTGATCTTGATGTTCTTGTACGTGGCGGCTTTCTTGGGGTCGACGATGCTACCGTCTGAGTAGTCCAACGCCGGACGCCCGAACAGGATCTCAACTGACTGGTACTCCGTGATGTCCTGCATCAGCTTTGGGCACTTACCGCCTGGGACACCATAGGCTCCGGCCAGCGTTGCCTTCATCTGCGGCGTGGTGTAGTCAATCATGCTGAGAACCAGCGGGTCGTCCGCATTGATCTCAAGCGTTGCCTCGCCGTTAGCTGCGCGCATCGGGCAGATCGCACACTTGTTCCCGGCGTCCTGCGTGCAGGCCATCTGTACGACCTTGGGGATTGTGTAACCCGGTTCCTTACGACCCTTGATCGTGACGATCGTAGTCAGCGGCGTGCCGACGTTGTGAGCGTCAAACGTATCTAGCACTGTCGCGAGTTCCTGCTTTGACTTAGTGCCCGAGCCTGCTCCGCGCCGTTTGTTAGCCGGACGAGCCTTGCTCATCAGTTCGCGGAAGTCAGATGGGTAGTGTTCCAGGAGAAAGTCAGTCACATCCTTGCCGTGTTTCTTCTCGCGCGGATAGGGCAGCTCAATCACGCGCACATCTGCTACGTGGCGCAGTGATCTAGCGATCACGCGGTCAGCCTTTGAGCCCTTGTCGTCGCGGTCGTTGCAGAGGTACACGGTGCGGTCCTTGAAGAAGCTGCCCCACTCGGCGAGCCAGACATCTGCAGCGCCGGTGCGTGTTACGGCAGGAATGCCGTTCTGTAGCAGCAGCAGAATGTCCCACTCACCTTCTCCGATGACGATCTCAGACGGGTCTAGGTCAAACACGGAGATAGGGTACAGACGATTGGGAGATCCGTAGCCTGACTCAGACCAGATCTTGCGGCGCACAGCGCCAGGGCTGGGATCATAGAACCTGACGTTCCAGATCTCGTTCTCTGGTCCGCGCACGGGAATGGTGTAGATGCGTCCTGAGTCGTAGCCGATCTCATACTTCTCAATGGTCTGCTGACTCAAACCTCTCACTTCATCAAGCCAACGCATAGCTCCTGCGTTACTCAGCAGTGCGCTGTGCCATCCCTTGATGTGCCCCTCGGTGAGAGTACGCTGTTTGGAGGTTGGCGCGGGTGCATCTGGGTCAGGGCGGTGGTGGTTACCATTGAGCGTTGGCGCTGGCTGCCACTCTGCCTTCTTGCCCATGAGCCTGACGATAGGCATGCCTCCGCATACATTGCAGAAGAACACGCCCTTGTCGATATTGATGCTGGCCGACCTCTTGTTGTCTTGATGTAGAGGACAAACCAGATTCCACTCACGAGTTACCTCGCCTGTATCACGATCCACATTCTGGTGTGTGGGGTGGTCGCCCTCGAGATAGGGCGCAAGGAGATCGAATTGACGACGCGTGAGAGCCACTGGGGAGAGGACCCTACGCTGCCGGAACAATCCGGTCGGACGACCTGAGCTTGTTCGTGATCTCTGTCTTGAGCTCTTTGTACCTCTGGATGAACTGCCTGACTTCGCACATGTGTAGGAAGTCCTGGTAGTTGTCAACCAGATCATCGAACTCTTCTTCCCTGGCGTCTTCCCAGGAGAAGATCCACAGAGCCTTGCGCTCAGTGTACTTGATGACTTCGTACTTGAAGCCACCCAGCGCCAGCACAGTCGCTAGCGCCATGTCGTCCGTCCGGAATGTCCCGTCAGCAGCAGGCATCTTTAGGGAGTGAAGGGGTTCTCGACGTCGTCTTGGCGGAGCCCCTCGATGATCGCAACCTTCATGCGATCGGCAGCACCGCGACCCTTGATCGCCGGAAGATCATCCAGCTGGCGATCGGTCCACTCCTGCTTCAACTGCTCGAGATCCCACGAGTCGTACTCGTCTTCAGGAGCCTCGTCAGTTGCTTCCCCGCCCGCTTCGGCAGGCGAGCCTGCGGCCTCGTCATCGGCGCGCAGAGCCTCGATTGCCTTCTTGCTCTTGGCACCGCGACCACCCGGCATCGTGAGACCACGATCTTCGACCTCACCGAGCAGATCCTCTTCGGGCCAATCTTCGTACTTGCCGACCTCCTCGTCGTTCTCGTCCTCGCGGACGGGATCGTACCCATCAGGGTACTCAGAGGTCGTTGCAGCCGCGTCGTCCTCATCAGGACCGACGGGCTTGGCTGTGCTGCTCTCGGAGACGGAGCCTCCCAGATCATCTTCGGAGTCGCCCGGCTGCGGTGGGAACAGACCCGCTTCCTTGACCGTGGGCTCTCCTTCGTAGCTGTCGGGGTTGAGCTTGACGCGGATGATCTTGCCCGCCACGTCCTTCTCGAGATTGAGCTTCCCCTTGTCCTTCTTGCCGATGGCCCGGATGAGCTGCTTCAGCTTCCAGTCACTGGCATCGTTGAGACCGACGTAGGTGAAGACCCAGTCGAAATCAGCACCGACGTTGAGAGCAAGCCGGATGTCGTTGGCCGGACTGCCGTCGTTCTTCTCGGTGCGGTGCTGCGCCTGCATGATCTTGGCAACCTTGACGCCAGGCTTTGCCTTGACGCCAGTGCCGCCACCAGACTCCTCGACGTCAGTGACGTCGTAATCGAGGATTGTTGGCAAGTTATTGCCCCCTTCTTCCCCGGCCACGCCGGGTGGTCGTAGATGCCGCATTGGCGCGGCCGGACTTCTTGCTTTCCTCAATGGCTGCCATGAGCTTACCGACGGTCGGATTGTCGACATAGCCCTTGGGGAAGGCATCGTACTGATCCTTCGCATACCAACGAGGAGACTCCTTCACGTGCAACCGCCGCCACTGCACACCCTCATCGTTCTCCATCAACTCCAGGAAGCCGACTAGGTTTGCGTAGCCGCAGATCTTCTCCGTCATCTGCTTACCCTGCACGTATGGGCGCAGAAGCGTACCACCTTCGTCGTTCGTGGGGTGATTGCCCTCGAACGGGTGGGCCATGATGCCGAAGTGGAATGTGTTGCAGCCTACCATGTGCCGCACCCATTGTTGAATGCGCTCCATGTTGCGACCATACTCGCCCTTGTCCAGCCCACCCTTCGGTGTGAGAGCTAGACGATCAGGACGAAGCAGAGTGGTGGCCTCCCAGATGTCGTCCAGCAGAACGTCCTGGGCGACTGAGATGTTGTCCCACCACACCCAGTTGTATCCGTGGTTGCTCATCCGTAGATGCTCCAGGACCTTGCCCATGTCCTCCCAGGTACTGGCTACCACCTGGTCAATCATGCCTGGGTGGTGCTGGCTGGCCTGGAGTACGCGGGAAGGGATCAGGTCCATCGGCGAGCGAATGATCAGGGTCTTGATCCCTGCCTCCGCGCCGCTGCCGATTAGAGAGGTCTTTCCCCAACCAGGGAATGAGTGGATGACGCAGCGCACCCAGTCAAGACGATCAACAGGGCTGATCTGCGGCGATCCGTCTGTGGGATCGCTCTGCATCGCGGCAGGTACCGCTTGCAGCTTTGCGCCTCTACCCGCCATGCGTGAGCCCCTCGATGTATTCGTTCAGTGTGTTGATGTACGACAGGAGGATCTGGCATTCCGCCGGTGTGACTGAGGCAGAGAAGCCCTCGCCCTCTGCCGAGTGCTCCAGCTTTCTGATTGCTGCTGCGAGCTCAGGCTGCATGTTTGCCTACCCTTCCGTGCTTATTGCGGCGACGCTGACGACCCTTCTCACGAAGCTTCTTGTTCTCACGCTTGCTCATCCCGAACATGGGACGGTTCTCGGTTCGTGCGTGAATGCGGCCAAACAAACGCTTGTTCTCTAGCGTCTGCTCATGCCACGCGACCACAGCACCCTCGCCACGCTCGCGAACTTCGTCGGGCAGCCCGCACTTCTTGCAGCACTCCTTCTCTGCGTCATGAGAGAACTTCGCCTTGCAGTTGGGACAGATCGGGATCATGCTTTGATTGATCCTTCCTTGATGGTGTCGAGCTTAACGGCTTGTACCGTGAAGACGTCGCCAGCAATGTAGCTGATGGGCGTGGAGGTATGAGCAGGATCGAACGTGCGCGAAGCTACCAGCCCGTTCTTCAAGATGAGATAGCCCTGGGCTCCGGGTGGTCTGTCCCATGCGATGTACATGAGAGTCTTCGTGCGCATCTTGTACTCGCGTAGGTTGATGTCGTTGGTCAGCGTCTCGCCGCCAAACGTACCAGACCCGAATTGTCCCGACCCCATGTGTTGCATCTCAGATCTCCATTCTGGCCGGAAGGAAAATTCGATTCTGTGAAATGTAGGACAAATCGCTCAGAAGACCCCTCTTGGTGGCCGACTGCTTGCTGGTTGCTTGCACAGCAACCCTGCGGGGGCAAGGTGCTGTGGCGGCACCGCTTAGCAAAGCACCAACTTCGCCACAGTCAGACAGAGGGGTCTTCTCAACGACCATCGTACACCTCATGCTCAGCGTATGGTTCCCAGGTGTAGGTGGTCTGGTCACGGAACGTCGCCCAGTCAGCACCTACCTCGTGCAGTTCGCAAATATCCCTTGCTGGGCAACCAGGACAGGTGAACTGCCCCGGACTCTTGCCGATCTCGAGCTCGCCGCTACGCAACATCTCCGTGCGGCGGAAGTCCGCCATCGCCCGGTGCTTGGCCATCTCGCGGTCTGGCTCGTCGCGGAAGATGGGCATGCGCATGAAGTAGGGCGATGGTTGCTTCTTGCTGTCGCTGCCGTCCAAGTTGAGGTAGATGCGCTTACCCTTCTCGACGCGGGACTGCCTCTCATCGGGCAGGGCTTTCCGCATGAAGTTGTAGAGCATACCGGCCAGCTTCTGCTCTGGCTTCAGGATTCCCGACGCGTACAGGTACTCAACTCCGAACGACCAGTATGCACCGGCCTGGTCATCCATCTGCAGATATGCGAGTTTGCTATCGCTCAGAGAGGCAGCGCTCTTGTGGTCGGGGATCCAGAGCTCCTTTGAGCTGCGGTTACGCCACACACCGTCCAGAACGCCGGTATACCAGAACCACGGCTCACCCGCAAGAGCAGTTGTTTGGGTGCCATCGAGGCTCCATCTATCAATGGTGTGATGCACGAGAACTTTGAAGGGGTGCTCGGTGACGAGAACCTCCCACTTGTCGTCTTCTCCGTACTCGTCGACGTAATTCTCCATCATGGCGACGCCGAGCTCTAGCGCGTCTACCCACTTGTCGTCCTCTTCCATCCGCGCACCGAACTTGCTCTGGTTCTTGCGCAGATCTGCCTTGTAGGCACGAGTGAAGGCTTTTGCGGGGTGTGCTCCCCGCTTCACGCCGGGAATGTAGTACGCTGCCAGTGCTTTGTGCACGAGCGTACCGAAGCGTAGAGCCGGGCGATCCTCACCGGACTTCAGGTTCTGGTTGTACGTGATGTCCCATAGGAACTCACAACGCTTCATGGTCCCGCGCTCTGAGGTACGGAGCATCGGCAGATTGGCCGGGGCACTGCCGTTCACCGCATTGCGGCTACTAGGACCCCTACGGGCTGAGCTCTCCCGACCAACCTGCCGTTGCTTCGCACTTTGCCTTCCCGGCATTCAATCCTCCCTCGTGTCTTGTTGCTGAGTATTTGGTGAGGGACCGGGCAACCCGTTTCACCCAAACCCGATCCCTCACCAGCCGTCGTTCACTACAGCGGGGAGTATACCGGACCGGGCACCGGCGCGCTAGTCCCCACTAGCTGCCCCGCTCTTTACAGGTTAGTGGTGGCCAATACCTGGCCCTGGTCATCCTGAACCTCAAACCAGGCATGACTCAGTACCCAGTCTTTGGCCTCTTGTACGGCATCTCCCGGATCATCTGCCTCTACCGGCAGAACTTGGTGATTACCGTCACCAAACTGCATTAGGACATCCATGAAACCTCCCTTGTATTTGTCCCTCGCGCGCGCGAGACCCACTACCAGATGAATCCCTCCCCCGAGCGCACGCGTGCGCCTAGGAGAGGATTTCACCCGGAGTGGTCGTCGGTGTCCCGCGTGCGTGCGCGAGCTCGCGCGAGCAATTGCGGTTAAAAGACCCCTATAGGGGTCTTTTAGATTCACCAAGTTGGGGACACCGCGTCTAGGAAAGCTAGCACTGCTTGGCGATCGAACCACTCGCCGTGCAGCCGTGACCCTGCTAGCTCTTTGTGAATAGCCCGTTCCAACTGGGCAGGATCACTTGCTTGAACCACCAGTAGGATCTCGAGAGGCTTCGGAGACATAGTCTCAATTTCAGGAAGTCGTTCCTCGTACGGATCCCTGTGGGTCATGCCTATCTTGATGGGTGCTGGTGGGTCGCTGACCGCGCCACCCTCCGGGGTGAGAAAGTACACCCACCCCGGCTGCGTACGGTGGTTGGAGGCGTCCCGCCGGTGCTCCCGCCAGGACAGGTAAGCCCCGAGCATGAAACAGCCTGCTACAATGGCTGCCCACACCTGGATCAAGCCAGTTTCACCGCCTTATGGGCAGGCTTGACGACCTTGTTGAGATAGCCGCCTACGCTCTTGGCGAGCGCACATGCAACGGCCCGTTGACGGCTGACGCCCACATACACGTAGGCGCCAGTCTTGAACCACACGATCATGTCGCCATCTTGCCAGCCAACGTAGTTTACGTTGCTGCTGTCTGCGATCTTGTAACCGTGTAGCTTGCCGGTTGGGTGATCCGCTCTGATGCGTCCTTCCATCTCTACCTTTCGTATTCGAGAGCCTTGTGCTCCCTGTATTTGTTTACAGCGGCCCAGGCCTCTTCGTTCTCACCATCAACGGCGAGGATGTCAATGGCCTCAACGAACCCCTGGTACAGTGTTCTCTCAACATGACGCGAACCGAAGGAGTAGTCATCCTTCAGAAGAAGCCCTTCTGTCTGCCTCTTGAAGTTCTCCGCGTCCCGATCACCCTTCTTGATCTCCTCCAGGGTCTCCCAAAAGAGAGGCTGAGGGATGATCTTCTTCTCGTTGTAGTAGCCTGGCTTCCACTTGCTGAAGTCAGGATCGAGTGCTTCCCCATCGTCGGTCGTGAGGTCTTCACCCTTGAACACGCCCATGTACCGGGCGACGCCGACAGCAGGATCTTCACGATCACCCTGCCAGACGTCAAGCACATAGATAACAAGATCCGTGTTCTGAGCGATCTCGTGATCAACGATGAGGAAGCTGGTTGAACCGTCCTCGTTGAAGCTCATCTCTTCACCTTCTTGCAGGACTTCAGGTGTTGCTCCATGAGCGCCTTGCCGATCTCATCCCATGGTACACTGAATTTCCCACACAGATTGCAGGTAGCGATCATGCTGCAACCTCTTCGGTTACAACCTGAGGCTTGTGGTCGGCGCGGAAGCCCTGCCGCCTGATATCCAAGATTGCCCGGTTGATCTGGGCCTTGTCCTGCACCAGAGCGTGGATGTCCTCCTCGATCGTGTCCTTGCAACGGTAGGAGTACACCGTGACCTGGTGCATCCGCGATGCGCGGTGAATACGATCGGCCAACTGCTCTTGATCGTCCGGGACCCATGTCTCGTCCAGGATGTGGCAGGTATCTGCCCGGTCAAGAGTGATTGCCACACCACCGGCTGTGGTAGTCATCACCACAACGCGGGGTGAGCCGACACCACCCTTCTGGAACTGCTCCTGAATGCGAGCGCGTTCCTTACCGGATGTGTCGCCTGTGATCTTCTCGGCATAGATGCCCTTGGCGTTCAGATAGGCGTGAACCATGTCGGCCACCAGCTTGAACTGACTGGCCACCACAGCACAACTGTCGCCTGAAGGATCGTCAGGGTCGATGCCGTTCTCGTTCAGCCGCTCAAGCAGGTATTGCAGCTTGCCCGACTCGTTGCTCGGGATGGGGTGCTGCTGCTTGCGCTTACCAGAGCCCAGACAACGAGGGCAGGTTACACCCTCAACATCGCCTGTGCCCTTGCACATGCCGCAGTCAACCATCTTCTCGACCATCTCCTCGCAGTAAGCATCTGCGAAGACCTTCAGCCGAGTGTACTCTGCGAGAATGCCGAGAGCGTTGAGCTTCATGCCCTCGATCTCAGCTTCCGCCTTGGCAGCGAAGTCGTCGTACTGCTTCTTCTGCTTCGGCGTCATGTCGCACCAGACATCGACGAACTGCTTCGGAGGCAGCTGGGTGAGCACTTCAGACTTCAGCCGCCGCACTAGGTACGGAGACAGAGCCTTGTAGAACTCATCCTCACGACCTCTGAGAACACCGCCGATGTCCTGCCCATACCCATTGCTGGAGACATCCAGCCACGTCTTGGCCCATTGCCACTTGGACGTGAACTGCTCCGGATACAGGAAGTGCAGCGCTCCCCAGAGCTTGATGGGCTTGCCGCCCATCGGTGTCCCGGAGAGAGCGTAACGCCGCTTGGACTTGATCTCCTTGACGGCGTCTCCGAACTTCGTGCCCGTGCCCTTCTTGGCTGACGTGTTCGTCAACCCTGTCTTATGGAACTCGTCGATCGTGAAGGTGTTCCACTCCTCGACGTTGGGATCGTGCCCACCGAGCAAGGTCTGCGGGGTGCAGACGAACCAAACAGGCCAGTCTTCATCCACGCATGCCCAGAACTCCTCGATGGCATGTTCACGAGCAGCCGTGCTGAGTTCACCGCTGTAGCAGATGACCTCATGCGGCTTCTCGCAGTGCTCCGTCCAGCGCTCGATCTCAGACCGCCAAACAGTCTCGAGTGAGGTCTTAGGAGCGACCACAAGGTGCTGGCCGTTCTCAAGCCCTGCCTCGAAGATGGCAGCGATGGTCTCAGATGTCTTACCAAGCCCCGGCTCGTTGGCGTTGATCGCCGACGTAGCAGCCAGGAACTGAACATCTGCACGCTGGTAGCCGCGCATCCATTCGGCCATGCCTGGGATCTTGTCCTTGAGGGCAAGAGCTTCAGGCTCAACCGAATCAATGCTTGCCAGAGCATGGAGGTTCTTCTCACGCTTCCGAGCCTCCTTGCCCCAGACACGCAATGCGCGTCCGAGGACGAGACCCGGTCCCATGTTCTCGTTCAGACGCCGCGCGATGTCCAGGTTCAGCGGGACGGTCCACATGGGACCACCGTTGGTGACCGGAACAAACCGTGCGCCTGGTACCTCTTTGATGAGTGTGACGAGATCCTTGTCATACTTGAAGTGGACCTCGATCTTGTCCCCTGAGGGAGACAGCTCAGCAAATGCATTTGGCATGGTGTTACCTTCCGGGTGGTTTGGTGATAGCCCCTGATTATAGCTGATTCAGGAGACTCTGGGTTTGTGACTTACCCTCATGCAGTAGGGGCAGCTTCTACCAGTGATAGTGAACGGATCGCCACTGTGAGTGGTCCTCCTCATTGGCTTCAGCCACCTACTTGCACGCACCAGGAAGACGTCGCCGCAGTCCTCGTAAGGACATGTGACGACTAACCAACTGGGGAAGTCTACGCTGCGCTTGACCGAGTAGGTCGGCAACTGACTCTCCAGTGGCTCTTTCGTCTTAGCCATTTCCATCCTCCCTGTCTTGGTATTGGAGCTCGCTGAGCTCCGGGCAAACCCCACCGCAGGAGGGTTCACCCGCAGATCAGAGTTCTGTCTTGGGAATGAATTCCCGTCCTACATCGACGCCGATCGTGAAGGCAGCCAGGATACAACACTTCATGGCTTGCTCTACGTCGTCACCGCCTGCGATCTGCCGATAGCACATGTAGTAGAAGTCGTGAGTGACTTTCTTCAAGACTTCATCGCTCAGACCGTTTCTCTCGATCCAGTCATCGATGTCCGCCTCGTTGTTCTCGTCGGCGACTCTGATCACATCTTGGTATGTGATGTCAACCATTACAGCTGCCGGTACTCGTAGAGCAGGCTCTGAAGCTGCCACTCAGCGTCTGTGGCCTCGGCCACGTCGGGGATGTCGATCATGAAGTAGATCATACCCCGGATGCGACCCTGGTAGACCCTGCGACCCTCGTTGACCATCTCCTTGAGGTCACGAGAGTCGCGGGCCACATCCACCAGCCAAGCAACGATGAATGTGAAGACAGCAACAACGAAGCAGGCGATGCCCGCAAAGAACAGCGCATCTGTACCGCTCATTATTCATCCTCCCTGTATTGGTATTGAAGCACGGTCATGTGCTCCAGGAAGCCCCACGGAGTGGGACAACCCGCAACGCATCACTCGTAGTCTGGTAGATCGTCAATGATCGGTGCGACGCCTACATTCTTCTCCGAGCTTAGTTGCTTCTGAGCTCTCGTGATCTCCCCGGTCCTCATGGGATCGTGAAGACGAATGCTCCCAACGGTCAGCACCCTGTTACCACCTGGGTCTGTCCACAACTTGAGGAGATGCTTTCTCCTGATGCCTTCGTAGGCATTCGGCTCACCTTCGCCGACTGGCCCAGCTGGGAGAAAGGCTTTGAGGCTGAGCACGCGACAGTCATATGCGTGAGCAGGTGACCCCTCGAAAGCAGGGACGACGACCCAAATACGGCGACCCACCAGAAGTCTTTCGAGATCCGATGGGTCGCCGTCCAGGGCAGTCTTGGCCGCCGCTACTACTTGGGGTCCGCGCCAGCCCTTGCGGACGAGCGCGTTCCCCGACCGCGACGGGACGCCGGAGCAGCCTGGGACTTGTTCTTCGCCCCTGCTCCACGCCGACGACCCGAAGCCGCAGCCGTGACCTTGACGCCGGTCTTCTTGCTACCGGCACCACGACGCCCACTGGTCGCACCGCTTGACTCGAAGGTCTTGCGGCCACGGCCCGTGTACGAATCGGCAGC